TTCTTTAGAATCCATTTTAGTAACCTTGCCAATTAGGATATCAGTTGGGTTAGGCATTTTGCTAGAGTGTTTACGATGTGCCATAAACTTAATTGCAAGTCCTTCTCCAACAGAACCTGATACCAAATCAGTCAATGTATCTGCATCTGTATCGTCGTCGTGCAACAACTCAGATACAAACGACCAGCTACGTGGAGTAGCAAATGCACGTGAGCTAGACTTTGGATCAAAGTCGTATAAGTCCTTTTTAGAGAAACTCAAGAAACCAACTACATCTTTATGGACTTTATTGTCTGCCGCCCACTCAAAATAGTCATCCCAATCCACTGTCATTTCCAAGTGAACAAAACGGTTAGCCAACGGAGCAGGCATACGGAATGTAACACCCTTGTCAGTTTCACGGTTACCTGCCGCTACCATAACAACATTGTCTGGCAGTTTGTAAGTACCAACACGGCGATTCAAAATCAATTGATAAGCCGCCGCTTGTACACTAGGAGCCGCAGAGTTCATTTCGTCCATGAACAGGATAATAGTTTTATGTTTAGATGCAAGTGCCTCATCTGGCAATTCGCTTGGGGGAGCCCAAACCATTTTGCTAGTGTTTGAGTCAAAATACGGAATACCTTTAATGTCAGTAGGTTCCCAAAGGCTCAAACGTACATCGATTACGTGAGCTTCCAACTCGACACCGAGCTGTTTAATAATATCAGATTTACCAATTCCAGGGGGGCCCCACAGGAAAATTGGACGTTTGCTTTTAAATGCTTTACGCAGAGATTTTTTTGCACCTTTGGGACCAACTGTGCGGCTAATAACTTCGCTCATCTTTATTTCCTATCTTAAGTAAGTTGAGGGTGGATTTAACTGTCTATGTATGTATTATAGCGCCGCTAGCCGGTAATGTCAATCACTATCTCTGCTATCTAGTTCTTTTTCCCGCTCGTTTATTGCTTTAATTAGTCCAAATTTTCTAATGTCGTCAGAGAACATGTATAGCTCAAAACTTTTACGCTCTGTGAAAACGGTAATGCTTTCGTTTGTCAGATAATATGGACTGTCCATATATCTTTCTAAGAATATAATAGTTTGGGGACTTAGTTCGATCGGTTCGGTAAATGGCACTTCGTATTCTTTAATTTCCAAAGTGTTAACCAAAAAGTCATAACCATCGTCACTTAACCGAAATGCATTTTTTTTATTTGCTCTACTTGATTGCCACCACTGACGAGAGTATAGTGTAACATTAGCTTCGTCAATGCTTTTGTTCCACTGTTGTAAAAATATTTTGGTTAGTACATCTCTTCCAATCATTTTACTGTAGTGCCGGATGTTAGCGTGACAACATGAAAATCAGTAGTACCGAAAGTTAAATTTAATTTTTTAGCAAGATTATGCGCATGGCCAGGATTTGAAAAACTAACTTTTTTATATTTCGGACCAGGATAAGAGGTAAGACTATTAAACGATTTTAAGTTAAAAGGTTCGTTCTTGTAGAATACAGCCCAAATTGCTTCGGCTTCTAGAATTTGCTCTGCTTTGTATGTTTTTTTATTAACATATTCTAGCAATACTTTAGGTTTAGGTCTTGACATAATGCGTATCCGAGATATATACGCATATATTTATCTCATTTAGGCTCTTGAAAACCGCCACCATCCATGGCAACTGTAATTACATCACTGTTAACACTACGTTTTAAATCGTTATATAATGTCTCGTAATCCTGGTTTACTTTATCTAGGACTTCAGTTAATGCTAGGTGCAATAATCTAGCCTGTTGTATGGTTAACTTGATTTCTCGATGTTGTGCTAATTCAGCAGATCTTAGAGTTTGAACAAATTGTGTAATAGGACTTAAATTAATCTGATTTTGCATTAGCGAGCACCGTTTTCATTTCGAGTTCTGATTTAAATGGACCTTTATAAGGATAGCGTTCAATAGTAATAGCTTTCGGACAAAAGCTCTTAACCCATCCTTTGTCAAATTTAATTGTGTAATACCCTGCACAGTATAAACTCTTACTAGCATTTGATTTTGTAAACAATGGGAGTTTACGTCGAACATCGTACATCTCATTATACGGGTTAGAACTAGTCGGATATCCGTGACATTCGTTTATATCGATATCTGTTACTTTAACTTTGCTACTAGTTAAAAAGAAATCATCTCCGAATTGTTTAGTAAGGTCTTGTTTTTTATTAAACATAACCTCACCATTAGTACTGCTTAAAATAAATTTATTATTTTCTTTTTTATGTAGTGTGGCAATTTTAGAACCGTCTTTTTCGACAATCCAAAATTTTCCATCTACAATCGGTTTAGCGTGTATCTCTGTCATTAGTGTTTATGACCACAGTCGCAGTCATCCTTTGTAAAAAAATTTTTAATTGATTGCCACAGATTAACATATCTAAAATGATAATCTGTCAGCATAGGTTGACTGTGTGGACAACGTCCTTGACGCCAATCACACCCTATTTTAATTTGTTCACCGCATGTATCGCATTTCATTAATCTGTCTCCCCACCTTCGCTGTCAGGCTTAGGATTATCTACACTCCATGGCCAACTTGTATTTGGATCAGGCCTAGGTTTTAGTTTAACGTTTTCTTCAATTACGGTTCCGTCTTCTTCGCAAAGACTGACTTGATATGGAGCATTGATGACAAGGTAGTCGTCTTCAACCTGCCAGTCATGCTCACCGTCAAATAACCAGCCTGCACCGCCTTCGTGGTATGCTGTTTCAAACGCTTCTTTTTCATCGTCTGTGAAATCATCGCTGTATTCAAAATAGCTGGCAACACCATCTTCAAGTTCTGCGCCCCAACCACAATCTGTTCTGGCCTGTGCTATAGTGTCGCCCTCATAGGGTAAGTTACAGTCCATGTCTGCTTCGACAAATCCTTGCCCCCAGCGATAATGATCTTCAATATTAACCCAGCTGGTAGAACCGTCAGCGTTGTCTCGAAACAGTTCGATGTTCCAGCAAATGCTTTTCTTTTCAAGAGGCTTAATTAGGTATACTTTTGACATTATTTTTCCTTATTGATCTAAAGGCAATGTATTCCATTCTTTAATTAAATCTAACACTTCTGCTTCGGAGTTGCAAAGAGTCTTAGTAGTTTTCCAATCTTCTTTTTTATCTCGTCCGCCGATTTCTACCATCCAACCATTATCGTAACGATTAATGCTGATGTTTTCATTTACTTTTGCTAATTTTGCTAATTTTGACATTTTAATTCTCCTTAATATGTATAAATGCGCATAGTGTAACTAGGATCATTGAATACTTTATCAGTGATTCTAATTTCTAATCTTGTCTTGCCTAAGTAGGCTTTAATGTTTGCTAGGGTGTTATCTATAATAGATTTTATTTTCATAGATTTTTTTGTAAATTCGCAATTTTCTTCAGAGAACAGTAAATCTCTATTGCTAACTTTAAAGCCAGCCAGTGAACAATTAAGATGCTCATCTCTAAAAATTGCCAACATATAATACTCATCAATTTCAGAAACTTTTTTTAACCAACCATTAACAAATAGATTCCACAATGATTGTTTGTCTTTAATTTTGAAGTATCCTGAAGCGTCTTCCTGCGAAGTTAGTGGTTGATACATACTAGCTTCTGTTGTAGTTTTTTTAATAATTTGAATGCTTTTAACATCACATTTAACAGTATCGCTGATGCTAACATCGGCAATGCCCTTACCGGCTCCACACCATTCAGCGCCTGCAATACTATCAGCTACAGCATACTCCCATAACTCTTTACCCATCGATAGCGGCCTGCCCCTAGAAACATTTTTTCTATACGGTGCTAGGTAAGAATCCATTTCTATTTGGAAGTTACTGACAAAGTCTTTACCGATTAATGTTTGCAACTCTAATACAGATACCGGAACTAAACAATATGACATCATTGTACCTTAGGATATTTGGCTTGGAACGGCTCAGCATACGTTTGTATGTTGTCTGCAATCTTTTTCATGTCCCACGCATTGCAGAATTTAAGCATACGAATACCTACCTGTTCTACAGTTTTAGGCACTGCGTTTGTGTTAACTGTTTCTTTAATTAATGCTTTAATTTCATCGGGCTGTGCTGTTAAGTCGCATAATTGTACATTACGTTGATAGTCTTCTAGAACTCTGTGTTCTACTCCATTGTGGTCAACCCATCTCTGAAGCATGAGATTGTTCCACGAATATCCTTTGCTTTTACGATCTTCGAACGCTTCAAGCAGACCCACTTTGTTTTTACTACCTTTAGTACGCACACCTGGATACGCCGAGAAGACATTATCACTGGTATCACCACGCATACATTTTTCGAACAGCATCCATTCTGGATCTTGTGCCGGCTTTGCTTCGCCTGTCTTTTTGTCTTTAACGGGTTTACCTTTTGCATCAAAGATTCCTTCGTGTGTAATATGTAAATCACCTACACCGTTATATTGACTGACAGTAGGACTTACCAATTGTGCAAAGTCACCATCTGTACTAATAATAACGTGTTTTGCATCGGGATGGCTTTGTATCCATCCAGCAATCAAATCATCTGCTTCTAGCTGTTTATGTTGTAAGACTGTGCAGTTAGTTTTTTCTGTAATGAAATCTTTAAACTGATCAAATGCTTCCCAGAACAACTTATCTTCTTCTTGTTGTTTTTGAGTCATAGCATTGCGTGTTTCTTGCCTATTAGCCTTGTACGGTTTATAATGATCTTTGCGCCAGCTTCGACCTTCTAGGCAGAACACTACATGAGTGCCACCAAAATCTTGCCAAGCCTTTTTGATACTATTAAAAGTAATATGGAATGCCATGCCGAGTTTAATTTCAGCATCGCCTTGTACCACGTGTCTAGCACGAAAAAATGTGTTAGCAGTATCAACTATAATGTGTGTCATTCTACCTGCGCTTTGCCATTAGGCAATCTACTTACGTTAATATAACCAGCACCGCGAGCAGGACTTTGTCCTTCTTCAACTAACATATTGCTAGCCAAATCGCGGAACCAACGATCGACAATTTCTTCGTCTGGATCACCATCAAATCCGTATCCAGCTTGTTTCAATTGTAACACAAACTGATCATTCCAGTCAAGTTCAAAAAAGCCATTACGTACATTGTCTTTATTAACATGAGTATCAAGTACAGCTACCCAAGGTTCGCCCTTGGCATTAGCCCGATCTTTTGGAGTCATCTTAGCCTGTGCTTCTTCTTCCTTGGCTTGTTTTGTTTCTATTTGGGCTTGTTCTTTTTCTGCTAGTAGTTTGTCAATCCCAAACATTTTTCTAATAAATTGTTTCATTAAGTTCCCCACTCATTTTTAAATAACGGCACTTGTAAACGATCACTATAACGTAAACCATTTTTCATAGCCAATATTGCTACGTTTTTATTATTCATTGCGTATACACTTTCTACGCCACCTACTGGCATTAGATACACATGTCCTTTGAATCCTGCCTTGCGATAAACGGCAATAGCACATTCGGCATCAGCAAAGTCTTGGTCTGTGGCAATTACAAATTTCAAATATGCTGTACCAAAGTCTTCGTATTCACAAACTACTTCTGGAAGTATTGCTTCTTCCCACTTCTCACCACTACATGGAAGTTTGGCACTTACAGAGAATGTAACTTCTCTAGCAAAATCCATATTAGGCATTTGCCATTCTACTAGATATTCTTTAAACTCTTCTGTTAGTTTTTGAGTACCATTTGTTTCAAAGGTGATCTCTTTAAGTCCTGCCATTTTAGGATGACGTAGCAAGTCTGGATAAGCACGTTGCCAACCTAGCAAAGGTTCACCACCTGTAATTACTAGATGTTCATCCTTCCAATGATCCTGCGGAAGAATTTCACAAATACGATCAGCGATTGCTTCGCTTGTAAGCATTGGACTAAGTTCTTTAAACTCAGGCATCCAGCTAGCATAACTGTCACAGCCTGTACTAACTAAGGGTAAGTCTTCATACTTTTGAAAAGGTGTAATCAATGAATGGGTAGCGGCAATACCGGCAGCTTCCATGCTCAATTCACCACGCGGCATACCAAAGCCGGCACATTTAAAGTTACAACCGAATGTACGCAAGAAAACAGAAGGAACACCCATGTAGCGTCCTTCACCTTGTATGCTGTAAAACAATTCAGCAATTTTAATTTTACTCATCTTCATCTCTTTCTAAAAACTGACTTACTTG